TGTAGAACAAGAATTTGAATTAATAAAAGAGTTCATTGCCATTTTCAAAAATAACAATACACCATTTGAATGTGAACTCATTAATGTTCCTTATTCATTTGATACAATATGGTCTCTGATCACACCTTTATTATCTAAGGAAGCTTTAAAAATAGTTAAAATAAGAAAAAATGAAAGTTATATGGATAGTTTTTTTAATATGATTGGATATGATTAATGTGAGCCCAAAATTCAAATTAAATGAGTATTACATCGTCTTTATAAACTATTACCAGGACTCAAATTATATTTTAAAAGAGCAAATTGTTAAATTAATAGATTTTCAAAATCTAACTAAAAAATATACATACTACTATGGTTTAGAAGGTTTTCACGAAGGTACAATTTTAGAAAATAATATACGAGAATTAACAAATGAGGAGACACGTTTGTTAAAAAATAATGACTGGTATTCTCTTCCACGTGACTTTTACGATGTACAACCATTTACATAAAATTTAACAAATAAAAATGATGTATGGCTGAATTAGAATAATTAAAGATGAACAATGATTAAAACATACTTAAAAAATCTGCTTAAGAAATTATGGCATCCTTTGAAATTACTTCTAGAGACATTAAGTATATACATGCTATGGATTACAATTCATTATGTAGCAGCATATGAATATAATGATTGGTGTGTTCCTAAAAATCTAAAAGAATACATGTTTTATAGTCAAGTTATGGTTAATGGGATACATTGTAATTCATTACGTTGGATATATGTATTTAGTTTTGAAAATTCAAAAATTAACTTGGTTTTAGTGAGTAATATTGCACTGAAGTGTTTAAATGCATTCACGTATACAAAAAAAGAGACCAATGGTAAGGAGAAGGAAACATAGTTAAAACCAAAACACGTATTAAGAGGTAATATACGTTCATATTTTTTATTAATTATGGATGAAACTACAGATAATTTATTAGCAACAAAAGGTATGTCAATGACAGACGAATATATATATCATACAAAAAAGGCTATTGAACAATATGGACCAAAGACGTTTGTTTGTTTACAAGGTGGTGATTTTTATGAGATATTAGGTCATGATGAAAATTACGAACCTTTCAACATTTGTAGAGATATTTTATGTATAAGAATTGCGAGTAGAAATAAAACAAGTAATTCTGATTATGTTGCAGGATATCCAATGCATAGTTATAAACCATTTGAAACCAAGCTATTATTAAATGGATACACAATTGTATACGTAACACAACTAAAGAAAAAGGGTAAAAATAATACAATTTTAAGAGATGTGACTAGAGTTTGCTCACCGGGTTGCAATACAAGTGACCCGACTGATATAGAATCGACATCTCTTATGGTTTCTATATTGATAGAGAAGATTAATAATGTTTATTTTTCTTATGCGTGTATATATGATGGTAATATAGGGACTGTTTATATAGAAAATGTAGGAGGTGTTGATCTTGAACAATGTGCAATATCATTGAAAAGTCACGGTTACAATGAGATTTTACTTATGTTAAGTGAGAATGATGATATGGAATATACTGATGAAGAAGTACGTGATATAAAACAAAAATTAGAAATATCTCAGTCATTGGTTCACGTGAGAAAGGTACCACATAAAGATTTAAAAAAGACTATTTTAGAACCTAAAGTATATCAGACAACTGCATTAGAGAAATACTTCGAAAGATTTGTAACATTATATCAAGATATATATTCAAATCTAGAGTTGGAAGAATGTACAACTAGTGACATTGGTGCCATGATTTTATTGTTAGAATTTATCGAGTCCAGAGGTGAAGAATTTGTTAAGAATATAAAAAAACCAAAGATACATACGAAATATGTGTCTGATTATATGAAATGTTATAACGGAGTGTTTGATAAGCTGCAAATATTTGGTAATAAAAATGCAACAACTTTGTTCTCGATACTTAATAAAACTCGTTCACCAGGTGGCAATCGTCGATTGCGAAATAATTTATCTAAACCTTTAACCAATCACAAGGAGATAACATTTAGACATTCAAAGATTGAAGAGTTTATAAATACGCCAAACGTGTTACCTTTTTTGAAAGAAAATCTTAATTTAATTGATTTAGAACGTTTTATAAGGTCTATTTCACTACAAAGTTTATTACCTCATCATATTCCTAAATTAGAAGCATCATTCAATAAAATAAAGCATATTTATGAATTTTTTAAAGAGAATAATGTACCATTTGTACCAACAGAATCATTATGGAATATAATTGATAATTTTATTAATGAATTTGAATCAACGTTTAACTTTTCGAATTGTAGTTTAACGGGTGCCCATATCTTTAATGAAGGAGTATCTGAGGAATTAGATGATTTGTTTAATAGACAAAAAAAAATTCATGAAGAGTTTCAGAATTATTGTGAGCAACTTTCTGATTTAATTGAGAAAGGAAAAACAAATTTAGTTAAAAAAACATGTACTGATAGAGATGGACATTATTTTTCTACAACAAAAAAAAGGGCATCCGTGCTAGAAGGTAATATAGGAGATAGATTTCAAGGTATCAAGATATCAAAAACAAAGGCATCATATGCATCTATAACATTTGATGATAGCAATAAACTTTCAAAGGAACTCATTCGTAACGAAAGAGATTGTCTAGAATTGACAAATAGAACTTTACAAAATATATTATCGAATTTATATGTGAAATATGGAGACTCTTTATATGAAATAGAAGAATGGATAACAAACGTGGATGTTTTTTATTCAAATGCAACAACTGCAAAATTATATAATTATGTAAAACCTTCTATCGTTGAATGTAACGAAGGATTCATTGATACAACTCAAATAAGACATCCAATAATAGAGAGATTGTTAGAATCACAAACAAGTAAGTATATCGCAAATGATATAAAGATTAGTTCAGAGTGTACTCATTTATTATATGGTGTTAATTCTTCTGGTAAATCTTCGCTGATGAAGAGTATAGGGTTAAATATTGTAATGGCTCAGTCTGGAATGTGGGTTTCTGCTAAGAATATGATACTTGCACCTTACAATAAATTATTCTTGAGAATGGGTAATTCTGACAACATATTGGATGGACATTCATCATTTACTTGTGAAATGAGAGAAGCGAACACTATATTAAGAGATGTAACACCAAAAAGTATGGTTCTTGCAGATGAATTTTGTGCTTCAACTGAAAGTGATTCTGCTACGATTATAGTGGCAAGTACACTAGAAACACTATCATTAAAACGAGCATCGTATTTATTTGCTACTCATTTATTCCAGCTTTTAGAATTAGAATCAACCAGGACTCTTCCCGGACTTAATATAAAACATCTAAAAGTTGACTCAAAAAACGATAGTTTAATATTTGCAAGAACATTAACAGATGGTCCTCCTGAAAGAAGAGATTATGGTGTTATTGTAGGTAAAAAAATATGTACTGTTCCAGAATTTTTAAAAAAAATAGAAAGAAATACAAAACTACTTCAAAACCCGATGTTATCTAAAAAAAAGATTAGTAAATCAAGGTACAATAAAGCATTATTGATGGAGTACTGTAGTATATGTTCATACCGACCTTCAAAAAGTCATGATCTTCCACTGGAAACGCATCATATTTTATTTCAATGTACTGCCGATAATAATGGATTTATTAACAATATACACAAAAATGAAAAACATAATCTAGTTGTTGTATGTAAACCTTGTCATATAGATATTCATAAAAAAAAAGTAGTTATTAACGGATATGTACAAACAGATTCAGGATCTAAATTATCATATGAAAAGGCTAAATAAAAAATATTAATTTAAAGATATTTATTCAATCGTTTAAGATTTGGTTAATAATATTGTTTTCATTCTCGTCATTATTTTCAGATATTGATGTATTGCTTGTATTTACACCACCCCCTATCAGTCGTCTTGCTCTATCACCATATTGATTAATTATCTCATTTCTAAGTTGAATTTGTTCGTTAAAAGGAGCATTTAATATAGCAAGTTGATCTAATCTCTCAATTTGTGTAAAGAATTCTTGAGATTCGGGTGAATCATTCGAATCCATGTTTTCTAGTATAGTTTCATCTGAATCAGAATCAGATTCGGGTTCACGAATGTTATCGTGCCTTAATGAAGAACTAATTACGTACGATTGTGCATTCGTTAATTCCGCGACTTCTTGTTCAGAAATACCATTTTGACTTGCCCAAATAGGTATAATCTCTCGACTTAAATTTGAACTATCATTAACGGTACTTACATATTCATTAAAATCTTCTAAAATTCTTTCACGATGAGAAGACAAATCTTCACCATTACGCTGTCTTTCTGCAGAAGAGACTATATAATCAGTAGCATTATCAAAATCTTCATACAATTGTCTTGCAGGATTATTATCGCGTGTATGACGACGCTGTTCGGTATCATTAATTGCATTTAGGATACCTTGTAAACGATTCGTCGTTGCTTCATATTCTTCACGTGTTCTGATAACACCTCTTTGTTCGGGAACAACTGGGTGCGATTGTTCTTCAGAACTAATTGAAACAGGAACATCCGTACTTGAATTAGAAGATTCTTCTGATTCTATATACGTATCTGTTTCTATATATGTATTTGATAAATTTGAATCTAATGTATGGTGCGCCTCATCCACTTCCCAATCCACTCCCAAAAAGGAATCCCGTGGTGTTGGCAGTGCCCGGTCTATCTGTGAATCCAGTGGGTCTAAACTTTCAGTATTGTGATTCCATCTACTAGGTAATTGATATCTTAAATTTGTATTAGGGATAAAATCTTGTTCGTCTGATAATGTAAATAATCTATTAAGTCTATTTAATGACCTAATCAATGGAGGGGGGGTATTTGGTACCGTCGTACCTGATCTAGGAACACGGACGTATTCAGGAGCATTAACAATTTCAGGAGTCGGGTGTCCGGGAGAAGGTCGCCCGGGAGAAGGTCGCCCGGTGTAACCCCATCGCACCAGATAGGGTAAGGTCATATCTTCTCCGAAGCGTCCGATACGACCTCTTACTGGAATAGGATAACTTGTAACACTTCGCCTTTTGAAATGTACAATTTCAGGATGTTTTGTCCAAAAATTAAGAAGAGTTTTTGAGATTTCTTCCTTTGCATCTTTGTAAAATATAGCAGCAGAATAAATACTCATTTCAATTGCCTTAACAATGCAATTGCTTAGATCCTTTCTAAGAATACTTTCTGGGACAACATTCAAGTTCAAAACAGGAAATGAATTAACATTATTTTTATAATACTTATTGATGATGTACTTTTTAATAAGGTAAGATGCTTCAGATTTGAATTCTTGACTACTCATTTCATGAACGTCTTCTAAGATTGCATTATATTTGAAGTAACTATAATGTCTTCGAAGCATATCATTCGTATTAAATTCTAAATTGGCAAATTCCCTTAGCATCCAAAACATAGGTTCCTTGGTCATTCTGGAGCCGATATATATAGCATATAACTGATCCTTTTTGAATTTCTTTTGTGTATAAGGATTCCTGACGCAATTTATCTTGGGGTTTTGATAGTCACATTTCTTGAAATTGTTCTTGAACATCTGAACAATATCTGTATTTGTAAATCTAAAAACATGTTTTTTATCTAGAATAGATATAGTTTTTGTTTCATCTAATTCTTCTAAAAGTAAGTCGGTTGTATTGCCATATGTGATATGTTTTTGGCGGTGTCTTACTTTCCATAAATAAGTATATTTTTTGGCAAGATATAGATTACGAAATGCCTTATTTATATCTTCATGTAAACTGTCTTTGTCCTTATTAGAAATAAATTTATTGTCAGTTACGAACTTGTTTACTGTATTTTTAATAGATGAAGAATATTTATTTTCAAATCCTTCATCTATTACGTTAATAATCATATTGCAAACACCGTCTTTGTTAAAAGAATGCCATGTGTGTAAAGATAATACTTTTGAGATTTTAGTATCGTAAATGTTTTTGATTTTCATCATGTTTTTTGTGTATGTTTATAACGTTTTTCAGAATAAGCTTAATATTTTGAGTGTATAAAATTAATTTTGTGATGATTCATTTTTAAAATATAAGATATAAGAATCAGTAATGGACTGGGGAGATTTGGTTCAGTGTACTATAAATGAAAAAAAAATAACTGGATTTGTACATTATATATCACACGAAGACAATTATGTAGAAATAACAAAAAGTACTTTATTCTCAGAAGATTATAGTGTAATAAATGATGCATGGTTAGGAATTTATTTGGAAGACGCAGAGAGTGGCACCACACATGATTCATTAGATGTAAGTGATTTGAAAGTAATTGAAGTAAATGATACAAGGACATTTTTAAGTGATAGAGAGATAGAACAAGATGATATAGTAATTATTGTATCTCATGCTGAATCAAGTTTACGCGGTAAAAGATATTTAGTAGAAGATATAAATGATTCTCATATTATTTTAGATGATTTTGACAGTGAGGATGGTGAAGAAATACGTATCAATTTGGAGAATGGTTTAAAGATATTTAATTCCGATATAGTAGATTTATATAAAGAATCACAAGAAGATGGAAACGAGGAAGATATAGAAGAGGAATTGTTTGAAAAGATGGAAGAAACTGCTATACCTTTAAATGAACGGGAACTTACTCATGAGGAAAAATGTCAATGGATTTATGAAGTCATTTCTAGTAAATGTCCTGATGTAAAAATATCTAAAGAAAGAAATACTATAATAGAAAGGTTTTTTCAATTACTAAATGATATAGACACTTATACAGACACTCCTGTTGCTAAATGGGAAAAAAGTATAAAAAATTGGGAACATTTTGTACCTTCTATATCAAATAAAATAGTTTCATGTGTATCTTCAGAGGACTTAGAAGATGGTGAAGAAAATATGTATCTAAATAACATACTGAATTTTTACACAAATGAATACGAATCTTATTTAGATAACAATGGACAATATAAAACTTGGACTAAAAACTATGTAAAATATCAAGGAACATATCCAGATGAAGATAGTATTGAATATGATATTTTAAACAACTTTGATAGTTTCAAAGCAGTATTAGAAAATGGTCAAAAGGTCAAAATATTAAATAGTTTTTATTTACCAGAATTTTCAACAAATGAATTGGGAAATGTAATAAGCACTAGAAGTATTAAAGCATTACCCGGTGATAAGTATTCTGTAAATAGTGTGAATACACCATTTGGAAGAAAGACAACACTTGATGATTTAATACCCGAACCAAAGGAATTCAGAAAAGAATATAAGAATTCGAATCTAAATCTTTCAGAATTCTTAAGTAACTATTCTACAAGTCTACAAGATTTACCATATGAGTTTTATAAACAATTTAATAGGTATGACATATCTGATAAAGAAAAAATTATTGAAGCGAATAAGGCGATTGTACCACCTTTGTTTCGGAAGTCTAATAGAAAAAATAAAGACAAAACATCTGATAAAACTGAAATCAACTTAAATAACGATATAAGAAATCAATCAAACAAAATAGAAAAAATGTATACTAGTTCGTCTATTATCAATAACGGTGTGTGGAATATTCCAGAATTAGACTTGTGGCAAAATACAGTATGGGAGAAAGGACATATGATGTATGTTCTAAAAGATAAATATAAAGAACAAGATTGTAAAGTTATTATAGATGATTTATACAAAAATATGATAGGATCAGTAGAATCAAACAAAAAGAATAATTCACGACCACCTAGACTTGGTGAATTTAAAAAAATTAATAATAAATACAATCAATACAAAAATAACAAAATAGGTAAAGCGACATGGATACCTACGAAATTTAACGAGAATAAAACAAATAATCTATTGGGATTTTGTGATATTGAGAATGAAACTGCAAAATTAAATCTTATTAAATCATATAACGTAGGAAAAGTACATCGCAATATATTCAAAAAACAAACACCTAAGTTTAAAAAAGGGAAGATAGTAGACGAAAAAAACGAAGATAAAAAAAAAATATATGAGATGGAAAGTATACAAATATGGGATTCCTTTTCGAAATTGGACAAGAAAGAATGTGCAAAAAATAGACTTAATATGTTAGAAGCAGGTACATTTCTAAGATTACCAAGATCTTTGGAGAATGAATTATGGTATTATGATGTTAAAACTGATAAAGAAAGTATTCCAAGACATGAATATGAAAAACAACTTATTATTTTAGAAGCGTATAAAGCGTCTATACATTTACAGACTTTACTTACTCGATGGGGTGAACCAGATGGAGAAGGTAATTGGATAAGTAAAGCAAATGGCGAGATACTTCATGTAAATGATGATCAAAGAGCATTTGGGGAAGGTGTCAATTTCAATGATATTCAAAATCAATATTCAGAATATAAAGAAAGCATAAAAATACCATTTGCCTATCAAGAATTATCTGACATTTTTGATGAAATAATTGAAATAACTCATGTTAAATCTATTGATAAAGGAGAAATCATAAATAAATGTAGTAAAATTCTTGAAAAAAGCACAGAAAAGGAAGAAGTTGAGCTTATTACATCTTGGGTAAACTTGATAGATTCTAATCCAAAAACACTTCTAGATAATATTTTACCATATGTTAAAATACCAGATGAAAAAATGAAAAAATATGTTAAAAAATGGAATGATAAAGTACATAGAAGTTCTCAGTATGCTTATGTTTTAAAAAATTCAAAAAAAAAATATATTGGGTTTACAGCGACATTAGTTATAACATCTGTTTATTTAGAATCTAAATATCCAGTTCATATATACGGAAGATCATTGTTTAAACAAATTATTAAATCAGCTAAGACACCTGGATTGGAAAATGTATTAAAATATGCATTCAAAAAGAAACCCGATGTAGATATGTTTAATGATTGGATAGTAGAAACAACATCAAAATATTGGAATGCAAATACATATAATACTACACAAAAAAATATAAATACGGATTATTCTTATAAATGGGTTGGATTCAGACCGAATAATACTACAAAATCTTCTTACAAAGAGATTGAAAAGAATAAATATAATGATGGTGAATATAGTATTACTAAAAAACCTAAAATAGCAAAAGAAGTACCACTACCTTTTATAAAACACACGAATGTTAGAAATATTTCACTTGTAAATGATACTAAGGAGAAATCAGAAAAAAATATAAAAGAATGGTGTAAAACACTACAAGGGAATTTATCAGCTGAATGGAAAGAAATGAAGAGAGCAGATCTTACAAAACCAATTAACGATTTTGAAGATTGGATGTTTCATTCTGATATGAAAAAATCAGTTTATATATTGCGAAAATATGTTACAAAATTATACGAAGTCTGTAGAATGGCTTTCAATAAAACATATTTGACTTCATTAGATAAAATACCATCTTCGTGGGATATATTACCTGGAATAGAAAAAAAGATAAGAATGTGGCATAAAGAAGATCAAACCAATATTTTAGATATTGTTAATTTGTGGAAATTAGAACTTGAACATATGGGTATTGTTGATAAAAATGTACAAAATAAGAAATTAGAACATTTTGAAAGCATAATAAATAATGAATTAGGTCATATCGTAAAATATTTAAAAGAGCCACTTCATTTGTCTGGAGATGAAATAGTATATGTAAATATATGGTTGTATACTTGCAAACATCTCATGAACGAAGTTCAAATTTTAGAAAAGGATGAAGAACAATTAAAATACAATGAATATATACATTTGATGAAGAGTACATTAGTTAGAATGACTCAAAACACATATATATTTCACTCTAATTTAGAAAGATATACTGAAGATACATTGGAAGAAGCACTAGCGTATAATGCGGAACTTGAAAGAGATGAATTTTTAAGAGTTGGAGCTGATCTAAATGAAGACGAGGAAGAAGTTGATAGAATTATGAAACAACTCAAGAAGGGCAGATGGGCATTGGGTATGACAGCGGTTTGGAAAAATGTTGATGATTATGATTTTAGAGATGTAAATGAACAGCCTGGAGATGACTTACCCGAAAATGTACATGAAGGTAATGAATATGAATACGAAGGGTATGCTGAAAATGATTAAATCAATTTACAAAGTTCAGTTTTATTTAAATTTGACCAGAATACATCAATTGCATCAAGCATTGTCAAACATATGTATATAAATCTCTGTTCATCATCTATATACCCATTTACATACATTTTTTTAAGGTCTTGTATTGTATGTATTGTATTTTGTTTTTCTATTCTAGAATTATAAGTCCAAAAATATAAAGGAAGTAAACTTTGACCGTCCTTTTGGCGTTTCTTGTTAATCTTTTCAAAACCAACAATAATTTCATCCCAAAAATTTGTCTGAACCCATGTTTCATATGCATATGCCGCTGCTGCGGCAACAATCATATCATCACTCCCATATAACCGTTTGAGTTCATCACATAAATATAAAGTATGTAAACTTCCATAGTCACGTTTTCCTATTTCTTTATAAGATAACCCAATTTTATAAGCTAAATCGATTAACCATTCAAAATGAGAGTTTCTAATATTATATTTCTCATTACCAATCTGCATCTCATAAATATCAGGTGTGTTTATAATTTTTAATAATTGAGCAACTAAAAACCATTTATTAAATACACTAAACTGCTGTATAAAAACTTGTTGCTCTGTCAAAGATGCGTCCCCTTTAGCAAATTGTTTTGTATAATTATTATTTTTAATAATTGGATGTTCATTCATTTTATCTGATACTTTTTTGTGGAATGTAGACCAGTTATCAACATAGTATGAATTACTTTTATGACTAAATGTTGTCATAGAGAAAGACATAATAGGATAAAAAAACAACAAAGAAAACCTCATTTAAATAACTACTTACAATATCTTGTTATTACATATTTTCTTAAAAGGTGGTCTGATATGTAATGTAATGCTTCAAAGTGGCCTTCTAATGTAGATTCATAAGACAATGAACGTATATCAGTTATAGAGCAATTTTCAGTCATATAATTTACAAATTTTTTTATTTGGAGGTCTTTTTTGGCCTTTAAAGATGGTATTAACCAGTTAGATCTGTATATTTCAAATACTTTATCATATTCAATCTGATGCATAATTATTTAGTTATAAAATTATCATATTCCTTTAATAAGTTTTTAACGCTTAGGATACATGAACATGAGAATGGAGAATCATTTTTGTCTTGAATCAGTTTTAATGCTTTTTTTTCGTTTTCTATTGCATTAACAATTGATAAACGTAATGATTCTGACTGATTTTGCGTATATAACACAATTTTATCTTGCAGATTTCTTAACCTTTCAATGATAGGTTTTAGTTCTTGAATCATTATAGAATTACAGGGCATTAAATACAAATACAAATTTAATTTTTCGGTGTTTTTACAATTCTCTATTTATGTTTTATTATTTATGTTTTATTATTTTATTTGTAAAAATGAAATAATATATTAAAATACAGTTTACAAACATGACTGCAAATAAAACTATAACGGATTACGAGGATTTTCTTTTAAACTTTTTACAATTTTATTTTAAATTGAATAAAGATATCGTTTCAATTTACGTCGTGACAGAAGAATGTCTCTACGACTCAGAATTCTCTTTGTATAGTGATACTGGACAGTATGAAGGTGTATATAGAGACTTTATTGGATGCTTTTTATCTGATATTGATGCTATTCTATTCTTAACTAAAAAAAAGAATGAAGACAAGAATGATGATTACAGATATACTATTAAAAAAGTTGAACTTGAAAGAAGGTCTTACGAAGATAACAAATGCAAAATCGTTTTAATAAAAGATTCGCATCCATCTTATAGTTCAATTACCATAGAATCTATAGCGAAATATATTGAAAATAATAAGATGAATATTAGAACATTAACTATATAATGTTCTAAGGTGTAAAATATATATAATTTATTTAATTAACTGAATGAATGTATTACCAAATGAAATTATAATAAATAATATAGAACCATTTACTAGAAATATTCAAAAAAAGGACTTACTCAATGATATAGTTCATTATCACAGAAGTATAGAATTTATGCTGTCAAAAATATTGCAATATATTTTAAATTATATTTCAGATTATGTAGTTCAAGATACTATAAATGAGCAACATATTCGTTTTATAAGAGGATTTACCTGGTATTATTGGGAAATAGATTTGCTAGAATATTTAAATGGTCATCAAATGTTATTTACTGTACTTTCAAGATTTGTTTTTTCTTCACCCAAATGTATATTGAATCAAATACAAAAATATAAAAATTATTTGAATTTGCAAATTAATTACGATGAATATAATAAAGATATTTGCAATTTTAGGAAGTGTAAATATAGAATAAGATTATTATGGTCCAATATGACTTCTAAAGAAAGAAATGAATATATATCAAGTCATTATATTTAACAATTAATTACAATTATCAAATTAATAATGAGAGCGTCCCCAATTCAATATGAATTAGAGGGTCTTGGATTATCACATGAACAAATTAAAAAAATAATGACGCGATTACCAACAAGTTCAATTCCTTTATTCATAGAAAGTTGGAAAAGGGAAAAACATGAAAAAGAAGCGTCTCGTAGATCTTATAATGTAACTGTACCTGAAGAATATTGTCCACGTATCATTCCAGAAATAGCACCTCAAAGATCTACTGAAAAAATGGAATCTGAATATCAAAAACATACACAACAAAGGAATGGAATAAATGAAAACATGAATCTTATGGCTACTCGTTTTTTTGGAGAACCACCTCAGAATGGATATACAAAAGACTATTTACACAAAAAATATAGAGAATTGTCATTTGTATTACATCCAGACAAAAATAAAGGTGACCCCATACCTTTTCAAATGTTGAAAACATCATATGATTATTTACTCAATTCTATACCTGATTCACATGCTGCTTTGAATACAAATATTCATAGTGAAAATGTTAATATTATCCATAATGCAGCACCTCCTCCAAAAAATATGTTTGGTGGAAATAAGGCATTTGATATAAATTCTTTTAATTCTTATTACGATAATAATTCATTGAAAGATCCAAATCAAGAAGGTGGTTATGGGGATTGGCTTAAAAAACAGCAAAATGTACCCAAACAACCTAACCAAGTTAGCAAAAGTAATTTTAATGATGTTTTTGAATCATCTAGAGAAGAGTATTATGAATCAAATCCCAATGCGATGGCACTCATGAAAACAGAAGGACCACCTGAAGATATTCAGAAACACACGTCATGTGCATCTTTAGGTGTTGGTAAATTAGATGATTATTCTGGTAAAACAGATTCATTTCAATTTGCGGATCTCAGGAAAGCCCATGAAACACCTCACCTTGTGTCTAAAAGAGTATCTCATAATGCAAATCAAAATATAAAGCAAGACTATGATAATGTTGTGAATCAAAATAGAACAATGCCAAACGATTTAACAAACCAAGAAATGATGGCTCTTGAACACCAGCGTAAAAACAAAAAAGAAGAAGATGAAATGAGATTGTATAGACTTCGACAATTTGATGAAGATATTACAAATCATTTCCAAAGAGTAAATAGACATCAATTAGAACTATAAATTTAATAATATACTTGCGATAATCCTGGAAATGCCTGTGCTATTTTAGGATTTAACTCCGTAAATATAGTTAGTACGTATATACAACCAAGGGTTCTTGTAGGTGTATCTTTACCATGACAAATCAAAGCGTCTATTTGATTTAATACGACCTTTTGCATATGTTCTAGTTTCTTTATTTTTGTTATATTCCTTATTGGTTCATTGAACACCCCTTTAGGAGTAATTGCTCTCTTTTGGTTAAATGATAATTGAGCACGATAATTCCATAAATCTTCTCCAAGACTATACCATTTTTTTAACATATGCATGTTTAAATCAAAGAACCACTCTAAATTTGTACAATATCCAAATGAATCAATAACTTCAAATAATCTAAAGACTTCATTTCTTATTGTTTTTGGTATATCAGAATGTTTGAAATGAATTGATTTTTTTTTTATAATTTCAACAACCTCATTTTGAAATAGATTCATAGTATAAGGATTTATCAGTTTCTTATTTTTATTTGCAATCTGCATTTGAATAAGAGAATTTATGTCAAAACCATAATAAACACCGTTCTCTAAAATGGAAAAGAAGTTTTTTTTAGGTATATTATCTAATTTATCCAATGTACAAAAATCCTCAACATTTGTACATTTTGAAATATTTAAATACGCAGGACCATACTGTTTCTTTTTCCATTTTATTATCATAATTTTCAAATAACCTATTAGTTTTTCTCCTAAAATGTTATCATTCAATCTATTTAATTTTGCAATGACATCCTTCCTTTTGTACTCAGTCTCCTTTTTTTTATTCTTAATATACGTTTTTATTTCTTTTACGGATAACTGTGACTTGTTTTTTATTTCTCTTCCAATTTTAGATCTAAAATCTATGTGTAACAATTCTTTTAAAGAATATTTTTCAAGTACATTTGCCATTACATTATATACATAAAAAGTTATCATTACACTTCATTTTTACGCAATAACTTCATTGGGATCAAGAGCTTTGGTAATTTTTCTATAAGATTCAACACCATAAAAAAGTAAAAAGAATATCATAAATACTCCTATGTACTTATCAAAAAATAATCTTGCGTTATATGTATTCACATCGTCTTCTTGGTCTTTACTATTTTTCCTTGATATATATATAAAATAAAAGAATAAACCACTTATGTAAAGAGTCACTAATACTGATATGATCATTTTAATGCCTACATATCTGAAAGCTCGTTTGTATAATTGAAGAGAACTAAAAACCGCACAAATACATAATAATATCATTAGAATTGCATATTCTGAAAAATCTGAAAAGATAGTCATTACTATTTAATTACAAAAAAAGAATGAAAATATTTTAGTTTAACATGCACACAAAAATGAAACACATATGTTTTAATAACTTAAACAATGGACTATGATTATACTTTCAAAAAAGAAGAATTAAATAAATGTTACAATTGTAGAAAAGGTTTGGATAATGTAGAAATATTTTTATATAAAGACAAGAAATATTGCGTGACGTGTAGTCCTTGGAATAAATTCAATAGTTCCTTTTGGTGTTTTATGCAGAGAGATCAAAGTAATACACTATCAAATGTATCGACAATGAGTAATTTATCAGACTACAATACTATTGATGACATAAATTCAAGTGAAAAATCAGTATGTCCATTTAATTCATTTGCGTCATTGAGTTCTATGAATTCAAATCCTATTGTATATTCCATTCATAACACATATATATTTTTGACATGTTTACATGTATATTGCAGTATCCTGAAACAAAAAATATGGAAATAATAAATTTGATGGTATAAAAATGATTTAAAGTTACATTTTTTATATAAAACAATAAAACAAAAAAACAATGAAATGTTATACAATTGTATTATTGTGTAAATTATTAAACGTGTCTACAGCAATAAAATATCAATATGATCCAAGAATTCATAATTTCGGTAATGTTGGGATTGGAGGAAGATTTTATGCTTCGGTTGCAAGACCTGTTACTAGAATAATTGATCGTATTGCTTATAAGGGAGTCAATGTTCGTAAAGATTTATTAAAGACTTTAAATATTGAAGCGGATGTAGTTTCTGATTGGTGTTGTGGTACAGGAATGTCAACAGATGCGTTATATGATAGCTTTAAAGATGCAGAAATATACGGCGTTGATACTTCAAAAGAGATGTTGAAGGTTGCTCGTAAAAGATCCGTTTCAGATGCAGAATTTCTGCTAGGAAATGTAGAAGACATCATATTACCTAAAAAAGCCGATCTGATAACAATAATGTTTGCATTACATGAAATACCTCAATATGCTAGAATTAATATATTAAAAAATGTCAAAAAAAATTTAACTAACAATGGGCGTTTACTTATAGTTGATATAGATATTCTTTATAAACCTTCTAGAATAATGTTGTCTGGTGAACCTTACCTAAAAGAGTACTTGGAAAATGTTCAAGATGATATTACAGGTATATTTCCCAATGTAATTGAAAAACAGGTTATTCCAAAACGTGTTCTATCTTGGTATACTGAACCTTATATTTCAGCTTCCCCATGATATATAATAAGAAGTTACTGATTTGTAAATGTCATCATTAGAATCTAATTGAATCGTTGTTTTTTCTTTATTTGGAAATATCCCCTCGTAATACGTATGATGGCAATCAATACCTCCGAACCATTTTGTTGAAGGACGATCAAGTTTTTCAAAATCGACTATATTATCTACCATTTCTTTTATTGTAAATAAACCTTTATCATTGTAATACGTTTTCTTAGTATCTGCTATAATCTCTTTAGTTTTTCTATCAATATAACTTTGGTGAAAGGTTATTTCATTTCCATAATAACCAGGTTGATTTAGGTCATCCTCTAGCAAATAATCAAAATTTTCCTTCTCATTGTTATACAATCTAATATCGTCGTGTGTTATTGATACTATTTCTGAATCAGGTTCCTCAAAACGATTCATTAATCCATTTTCGGGTACGGGAGTTGTATTTGTTGTTTCAATTTCCAAATTAAAACTAATATTTTTCATGACATCTTGAACACCATGTGTAATATTAGAATCTTTGGTCTCTTCAGTAGCCATTTTTATTTTTTTAAAAAAAATCAATCATTTTTAAAGACTCAATCATTTTAAAGAAATTAAATCCAATATGGCTTGGGATCTTTATGATAATTACAAAATAACATAAATGTCTTTCTTTTACATCTTTTACCATTTTTATTTTTTGCACAACATTGCGGTTTTAATGTTTTAGTAAAACATTTTCTATATTCATGAAACTTCGGAGAGTAAGAATTTTCTTCTCCTTCACACGAATTCAAATACTCGCGAAGATTTCCTGTATATCTATGATTGTGAATATAATCATTACGGTTTATGAATAAATTTTTCATCTGTTTTTCACATAGATGTCTAAAATATTTTATTGAACTTGCTGAGTAAATTGTAGTTCCCATGGAACAATTCATATGTTTATGAAGTGCAATAGTTAACTCTGCATTTTTTTTTGAGTTATATATTTTGTTTATAGGATCCTTAAAATCTAGGTAGTCAAGTACAATTTTTATTACTTCATCTGGTATATTTTTGGCTTGAGGTGACAATATATGCGAAGAAACTTTAGTGGAGCGTTTTTTGTATTTCAACGGCATTCCAATTTTCTTTTTTGATCTTAAAATCATCTCAGTTATTTTGTTGATTTGTATCTAATGTATAAATATTGCATTTGAATCATTTTTAAAAATGATTTAATTGTAAAAAATATAAATAAACTATTATAAAAATGGAATGTTCAGTATGTTGTGAAAAATACTCTAATAGTACTACGTCAAAACGTTATAAAGTAGCATGCAATTATTGTAATTATACTGCGTGTAGAAGTTGTGTTCAGCGATACATTGTAGAATCACCAAATGATCCTAAATGTATGTCTTGCAATAAAGAATGGAATCACGAATTTCTATGTAGTTCCCTTCAAAAAACATTCATGAATAAAGATTATCAAATTTACAGAAAAAGGGTACTTTTAGAAAAGGAAAAGAGTATGTTGCCAGATACTCAAAAATATGCAGAGCAATTATTAAAAGCAGAATCTAAAATGAAGGAAATCGAAAAAATCAAAGATCAAATTGCAGCCACTAAGAACTTGTTATGGAAGGCACATCGTGAACTATATGATATTCAACGATCAAAACCTAAAGAAAATAAAGATATATTACATAGGATTTGTCCATTAGAGAATTGTAAAGGCTTTATTGGGAAAGGGTGGGTTTGTGGTATTTGTAACACAAAGATATGTAAAAAATGTCATGTACCATTTAATCCCGGGGATTATGTATCTAATGGAACGGCTCCTGTTCATGCACATGAATGTAAAAAGGAAGACCTTGATAATGCTACAATGCTGATGAAAAATACGAAACCGTGTCCAAAGTGTGCCGTTCTTATTTTCAAAATAGATGGTTGTGATCAAATGTTTTGTTCAAATTGTCATACTGCTTTTGGATGGAGATCTGGTCTTATAGAAACGGGTGTTATTCACAATCCTCATTATTATGAGCATTTAAGAAGGACACAAGGTCATGTACCTAGAAATCCATTAGATATACCAAATAATTGTAATGTAGTTACTCATCAGAACTTCTATTCTATTTTGAGAACAGTTTTACTAAAAAGAATTGATAAAGGAATAACAGGACATCCTATTCTTGAACATTTCGTATCATTCAATGATAATATTAGAAAATTATTTAATCTTGGAGAAACAAAAGCATTTAAGAATCCAAAAACAAACAGATATTCCCTTATATTGGAAAGATTATATATTATGGCTACACATATTCAATATGTTGAGATTCCTCATTTTAGAGTTAACAACCACGATACGAATAGAGACCTTCGAGTTAAATACCTACTAAACAGAATTGAAGAAGAGGAATGGAAAACTACAATTCAAAGAAGAGAGAAGAAAAATATGAGAAAAAATGAAACATTTCAGGTTTTAGAGATGTTTTCTACTGTTTTGAATGAAAGTATTACTAAAATACAAAAAATTCATTTAGAGTTTCCATCTGATTCTATAAACGATCATGAATTTACTAAGGACAAATTAAGTAAATTATTTGATGCTTATAAAGAGTTGCCTCCACTTATTAAATATGTGAATACTGAATTTAAAAAGATAGGTAAACGATTTAATAATAGAGTACCACGAGTCGATCTCCACTTGCATTTTAGCAGAACCGGACAATAATTAATAGTTTGAATTCAATAAGCTTATTTTTTAATCTATAAAGTTCCAATCTTTATTAAATGATTAGCAATACATATATGCATGGCAGTAAAGACACTTGCATTTAAACATTTGAAGTTACCAGTAGTTGCTGCACCTATGTTTATTGTTTCCAATACAAAATTGGTTATTGAGCAATGTAAAGCAGGGATAATTGGTTCATTTCCAGCATTAAATGCACGCGGTGATAACAATGAATCAAAACTTGATGATTGGTTATATGAGATTAATGAGAAGCTCTATGGTTGTAATAATAATATTCCTTCTTTTGCAGTAAATCAGATTGTCCATTCTTCAAATAACAGACTGATGTCTGATATGGATGTTATTGTTAAACATAAAGTACCTATAGTGATTACAAGTTTAGGAGCAAAGAAAGAGATAAATGATGCAGTTCATTCATATGGTGGTATAGTACTTCATGATGTTACAACAAATGAATTTGCCAAAAAGGCTATATCAAAAGGAGCAGATGGATTAATAGCAGTTGCCTCTGGTGCCGGCGGACATGCTGGGACACAATCTCCATTTGCTCTTGTTCAAGAAATTAGGGAATGGTTCGATGGACCACTTATTCTTTCAGGTGCTATTTCGACTGGGAAAAGTATAGCCGCAGCGATAACAATGGGTGCCGATTATGCATACATTGGTTCTCCATTTATTGCTACTACAGAAGCAAATGCATCAATCGACTACAAAAATATGATTGTAAAATCAAATGCAAACGATATTGTAAATACCGATTTTTTTACAGGAATTCCCGGTAATTACTTAAAAGAATCAATAGTAAATGCTGGTTTAGATATTGAAAATTTACAAAGCGGTTCAGACTTAGAAAAGTCGAGTGATGTTTTTAATTCTGATAATAAGAAACCAAAAGCATGGTCAAGTATATGGGGGTGCGGACAAGGTATCTCACCAATTAACAAAATTGTTGATACATCAGAATTTATTAATACACTTACAGCTGAATATGATTTTCATCAAAGAAAAAATGACGATATAACACAATAGATATATTATAAACATACTTATGAATAAAAAAAAACAACTTCGTATTTCACCGTATTTTCCTAGTCGTACTTTTGATGTAAATAATTTAAGAGATATATTCGATTTTGAAATAAACGCCAAAGAAGATCAATATGGTATTAATTTGTCCTTAGCTCTTGAAAAAAGTTCACATTTTTCAGGAATATTGGAATTACCCCGAGAAATTAATAAATTAATTATGGAATTTTTAAAAATAAAAATTCGATTTAATTTACTAGTTCACCCTCCTAGATCATATCCCTTTTTACCATTCAAATGGAAATTAGGAAATTATTCCCCAAATGATGTGGACGTGTATAAATGTTTATCAAGTGTAATTGATGTAGAACATTCATCTCCACTATATGATAGTGGTCAATGGACTCCTGCATGGTCATTAGAAGCGATGTGTTTAGTATTTTTCATAAAAATAGAAAAATTTTTCAAAGAAACACGGTTCGTTTAATTTTAATAAGTGAATAATCTAAATCATGCATGTACCATCCTTTTCATTTGCTATAAATGCCTTAACTTTATAATATTTTATTACTTTTGGTCCAAACAGATAATATCGGGGTTTTAATACTGCCTTTTGAACTAACCATGCATGTCCTGTAAAAGTATTTGTTTTAAAATAGGGACAAGATTTATTAATTTTAAATCCCCATTTGATTTCACCTTTATAATTAACCCAATTAATTAAATAGTCTGAATCGTCTTCATTATCATTTAACTTGAAATTTAAAGATACTTTATTTGTTTTCATAGGTCCATTATATGATTGAATAGTATGTACTCTAAACCCAGTTGCAGGATTTATAATATTTTCAGTGTTTTCATTTTCAATGAATTTCGTTTTTATATTAGAAATACCTCCATATATATTACTTAATACCTTGAATCCGAAATTATCGTGCTCAACTAATCCACCGGGTCCTGGTTTAGGAATTTTGTTTTTTTTATCAATAAAATCTCCATGTCCTCCAAAATACCACATTGACAATTCTGCAAAATATTCTCCTGGGTTAGTAAGAGCATATGCGGATCTTTTTTGGTTCTTCCATAAATTTGTGGTTTTAGCATTTTTCCAAGCTTTTTTTATTTCTTCATTTGCTTCTTTGTCTAATCCATCTCCCATAATAGCATGTGCGGTTTCATGTATAAATATATCTTTTGTATTTGGAGAATATTTACTTTTATCACATTGTTTTATGAGATTTTCCTCAGAACAAAAAACGGATGAACCGTGACGCATACCTCTACAATTATCAACCTTGGCTCCTTTACCGGAGTAACCACCTTCAACATTTTTCATGTGAGAGTGTTCTGGTAAATCCGTCATAGACTCATTTATTCCTATTAGTCGAAAATCGACATTATTTTTTATAAGATTATTGTGTACATTGTAATTTGCATGTCTTGTCATTCGAAGTAATCTTTCACATGCTACATGAAAAGCAGTGTCATTTACCTCTTTAGAACCGTGAATATTAATACCTTTACAGTTAAGATGTTTTTTATAAAATAAGTGCGATTCGTCATGTGTGACTGCATTAATTTTATTAGAATTTTTTTCACATAATACAATTGGTGTAAAACTACTTAGAGTAGCAACTGCAATTCGATTCATTTTGAATAATAATATTATTATTTTTTACAAAGTTATCATGCATGTACCATCCTTTTTCATTTACTATAATATTAATGTTTAATTATCCATTATGCAATGTATGTGATATTCATGTTTATTTATTTTTATAATTATCTAAGTAATATGATTGTCTTAAAAAAACCATATGTCTTAGAATTTTTATTATTATTGATATTGTTTGCTGTTATAGTATGTATTATTTATGTTATGTGTTCTTCAAATAAAAAAAACTTCAAAGAAGGGTCGAACAAGTCTCTAAAACCATATATGACGAATAATGAAATTATTTTATTAGAGAAATATTACAGAAATTCTAAAAACTATTTTGAATTTGGATCTGGTGGTAGCACTGTTTATGCTATAAAAAACAACATTGAAAATATTGAATCTGTTGAAACAGATAATGATTGGGTTAATCGAATAAAAAAAGACCCACTTGTTTCTAATAAATTGAAGGAAAAAAAATTAAAGATACATATGTTTCCTTTAAATTTTGAATGGACAAAAGCCGTTTCTTGGAAACCAAATTATAAAAAATACTTAAAAACATGCGATAAACATAATTGGCACAATTATTCAAAATTAATAAGAAAATGTGATTTAAAATTAGATTTAGTTTTAGTTGATGGTAGATTTAGAGTAGCTTCCTGTTTGGAAACTATAAAAAAGGTAGATAATAATTGTTTTATTTTGATACACGATTATAGGCAACAAAAATCAGCGACTTCAATTAGAGGATATGAATTTGTTGAAAAATATCTAGATATTATTGAATTTAAAGATAATTTATATGTTTTCAAAAAAAAGCAAAATATTAATTTTATGGAATTAGAAATGGACCTCGAAAAATATAATACTATTCCGAATTAAATTAGCAGAAAGAACTTCCATTAATTTTTAACTATTAAAATTATCCATTATAGATTTGTATCTGTTGATATCCACATATTCTCCTTCATGTTAAGCACATTTTCTCTGTAAACATAGCGAACTGCCGCCTGGTCCCAACCAAATATTTTAGTAGTATAAACTCTCCGAAATAAAAAAAAGTTGTATATAATGGAAAGGTTTTCATATTTACCATCAAATAATGATGACTTTTTTATCTGTATGATATGCTTAACTAAGCATGACGCAAGAAAGAATAACTTTATTTTCGAGAAGAAAAAAAATCCAGAGTTAGTTCTATTTGACGCAATTACCCCAGAAGTAATTGATTTTAATAAACAATGTTCAAAACTTAATTTTCAACATAATTCCCATATAAAAACAGGGGGAAAAGCAGTATGGTTATCTCAATTAGAATTATTTAAATACTTTTTAAAAAGTAACCATAAATACTTAGTTGTTGTTGAAGATGATGCTACTCTTCCGGAAAACTTAAAAGATATATTAAAAGAAAAATATGTTAATCACCCGGATTTTTTACGACTAGGTGGTACTAGATTAGGACAATATGCTTCATGCAATTTATATAATAAGCATTGTGTAAAAAATATATTAAATTCTATAAAAGAATATCCTATAGATAGAAATTTAGATCATTATGCATCTAATATACCGGATCCTGGGGCTAAAGAAGAAAGACCTTTTAATCTATACACGAGTTTACCTGGTTTACCGCGTTTGTTAACAAGTGTAAATGATAGTATCTCAAAAAAAAGTACGGTAGCCTACTATAATAAGAAAAAATTATAAATTATAATATCCCCAACTTAATCAATGTGTCTTACTAAATCAATAGAATCAATTTCCTTTATTATATTCACTTCTTTAGCTTCTTTCCAAGCACGGTTTGGCATGATATATACATGAAACATAAAAATGATACAGAATGTGTTCATATATTATACCAATGGATGATATAGAAGAACATACACACGATGATCCTATTCGTCAACATGAACACAATGTATATCATGGATATGCCACCTGGTTCCCATCTTCAAGTCCTTCTTATAACTATAATGACTCTTATGAATTATTTTTAAACGAGGTTACGTCAAATGCATATAATCATATATGTTTCGTACAGTCAATTTCATTTATTGTGTTGTATTTTACTATCCATATGTTATAAAAATATTGATTGTCGACAATTAGATGTAAAATTCTATTTTTTTAGTTGGACATTGACATATTTCTCTCTCTTTTGAAACCTTTCCTGTAATATGTTTATGTTTTGGGTTGGATCCATATATTTCTTGTATAAATTCAAAAAAGTCATCATCTTGACATCTTAATTCATCTAATTGAATCCATGTCGAACCGCTATCTAAATATCTTACTTGCCCCGGAATCCATTTAGTAAGTTCTTGATTCCAAGCTCTTCCCCATATAAATACATCCATCGCCCAATTTCTTGACCAAGTATAAATAGTTAAGTCATCCATAGCATTATTGTATTCCCTTTCTAATGAATTATATAAATTTTTTGAACATAACCCGATGTTGATTATACTATATGCAGATAACCTATCTTTAAAGAAATCTCCAATAATTATTTTTTCAAATTGAACCATTTGCTATGTTCGTATTATACTTATATTGTAACTCTTATATTAAAGTATTCAATACTGCAATCATTTTTAAATAATAATGTTAAAATTGATAGGTGGGCTTCGAAAAAAAAAATGATGACATGAGGTCCTTAAGTTTACGATTGGTAGTCTGGTATAGAATATACTGCATAACATACATATCTTTATCAAACAAATGAATATTTTTCCATATCAGAGGGAGGGGATCGACTGGATGAAAAGGCGAGAATCAGATACTTCCAACGAAGTAAAAGGTGGGATTCTAGCAGACCAGATGGGAATGGGTAAGACATTGCAGATTGCGATGTTGATTAAAGAACAGAAGGTTCGAAAGACATTACTCATTATACCTGCGGTAGTAGCTAAGGATTGGACGAAGTTGTTTGATAAATTGCGTATAAGACATGCAGTATATCCATCAGTGATAAAAGAGAAAAGTAAGAAATCGCAAGTTCAGATTTATACAAATGGCTATCTATGCAGGATGTCTCCTCAAGAAAGGTTTGGTATCAATAATTGGGATCGTGTAATTATTGATGAGGGGCATTTTCTGTTAAATGGGTCAAGTTGTCAATCTAGGAACTTAAGAGAGCTACAAACCAAATTCTGGTGGGTTATGTCAGCAACTCCTGTTAAGTTGAACAATGAGTACAAGTATTACTTTAGATTATTTAAGGACCCGTCTTATAATATTAGAACTCGTTCAGATCTTGATAATATAATGTTAGCTAGAAAGATCAAAGATATACCGTATTTGATGGAGAATTTTCCTGATAAGACAGTAACAGTTAAAGTGGTAGATCCACCTCGTGATGAATTAACTAAATATAAGAATGTAAAGGAACGGTCAATTCACTACAAGATGCCATTTCTTGAACAATCTGTAAGACTTATGCAGGCTACAGTTGATGTGGATTTGTCACAATCATCTATATATAATAAATACAAAGATCCCGACGATTATTGTGCGTCTTCGAATGATATTTATTACGCTAAGTACAAAACTATGATAGATGACCTTAACAAAGACATTGATAGACCTACTATAATATTCTGCAGATTCAAACGAGAAATAGAGCTATTTAAACAGCTTCTTGCAAAACAGAATACAACTTATGGTATTATAGATGGAGATCATAAAGATCTCGATATAATATCAAGCAAATCTAGTAAGTCTTCGTCCCCGCCAACTGTCTTATTATGCCAGGTAAGTGTTGCAAGCGTTGGACTCAATTTACAACATTACAATAGAGTATTCCTTACAATGCCGATGTGGAGCTTATGGACTCAAGATCAAGCAATTGCACGATCATACAGATACGGGCAAAAAAATAAAGTAGATGCTACCATATACTCTCTAGCTGGGTCAATCGATGAATATCTACTGGGAAGACATGAACTGATGAAAGAGGTATGGTAAATCAACCAAAAAACAAAAAAATAAATATTTTTTTATGTAGATAACTAGAGTGAGTTATAATATTACAATATTTCTGACATACATCAATTGCACCAGTTAAATATTAAAATATTTCTGACATACAATTAATGCACCAGTTAAATATTGCAATATTATAATACCCACCGCATATTTTTACACAAATATTTATAGTATTACTATATTTCTGACCTATAATAGCGTTTCAAAAGCGTCCTTTTAATACTATTATAGCAGTTAAAATATAGTAATTATATAAATACTTATGGGTTTTTGAGTTGTTACCTACCATGAGAACACAATGCGGAATGTTTGCTCGGTTGGTGGTTGATCCTTGTATAGACGTATTGCTGCATTATTCGGGTTTTGCAAATCAACACCCGAAAAACGGTCTATGATCGTAAATCTCATACCTTTCCAATTTCGTGCTTTATCTTCAAGGTAATCTGATTCAGGATTGGACATTTGATTTAGCCAACGCTGAGCGATCTCATTTGGATATCCAATGAAAATACCCTGTTCCTTTAGTTCCTTAGAAACCTTGAAGTCATCAACATATAACTGGATCGTAGCATTCTTCCATCCTGAAGATTTTGCTTTTTCCAACAAAAGTTTATTCACTTGTTCAAAATAAACTTTTGTCAAATAACGCATCTTGTTAGCCTTTTCATCACTTACCATCTTCTTATGTTTCTCATGTTGCAAACGCCTTTCCTGTTTTGAAATCGAAGATGCATGAATCAAATCATTGACAATGATAGATTCGTTAGACATGTTTGCAGTTTGTTTGTGCTTGCGGTTTGTTTGGGTGTTCGTATACTTACATATATGAGTAATCATTTTTCTCGGGCAACTCAGAATTTGATATCTATTGAGGGCGACTTCTAATAAGAAGTCATATTTTACAAACAAATTACTGTTTTTATGTAAAATATTTTAAGGTGCACACCTTTGTACTTGACTAAACCTTCATCCGGGCTGGGATTTTAACCATCACACCATTAAAGTAATATTACCTAGTATCTTGTTC